ATGACTTCCATCATCACCAACCAACTGATTCAGGAAATTGAGAACAACCAAGAGTGGCAAGAGAAGTTCGACCGTCAGGTAGAACTTGAGGAGAAGATGAGAGGGATGGGTGTCGACCGTCACTGGTCGGAGGTAGCCAAGGCCAGGGAGCGTGGTCAGGAAACCAGCATCCGCTCCGTCCGCCGACTGATGAACTCGTCAGTCGCCAAGATCGCAGAAGGCATCCGCCAGTTCATCGAGAGCTGCGAGTCCGGCAAGGCTGGCCGCAAGCACAGCGCATACCCACTGCTCAAGCAGATCGAACCCGAGTCCGCAGCCCTGATCACCGCACGGGTGGTACTGGATGGCGTGGCCAAGGGTGACCTGCTGGTTCCCCTGGCTCGCCGCGTTGCGTCCCTGATCGAGGACGAGCTGGCCTTCCGTGAGTTCGCCAAGGCGGACAAGAAGACCTACGACTGGCTGGTCAAGCGCGAGAAGCGGGTCAACGGCAGCAGCTACCGCCGCCAGCGCCTGACCATGCTGCACAACATGGAGTCCCGCAACATCGCATGGCAGGAGTGGACTGCCCGCGAGTCTCTGCTGGTCGGCTCCAAGCTGATCGAGATCATGACCGAGACCACCGGCCTGATTCAGAAAGTCACCCGCACCGTGGACGTGAAGCGCCAGGAGGTAGCCATCGAGGCCACCCCTGAGACCATCGCCTGGATCAACGAGGAGAACAACCGCTGCGAAGCTCTCTCCCCGGTGTACCTGCCCACCATCATCCCGCCGCGCCCCTGGACTTCACCGTTCGAGGGCGGCTACTGGACTCCGCGTGTCCGCCGACTGGCCCTGGTCAAGACCCACTCGAAGGGGTACTTGGAGGAGCTGGCCGAGCACGACATGCCGGAAGTCTACGATGCGATCAACGCCATGCAGCACACCGCCTGGGCCATCAATGGCCGGGTGCTGGAGGTGGTTCGCAACCTGTGGAACAACGGTGCCACCCTGGGTGGTATCCCTGCGGCTGACGATCTGCCGCTCCCGCCGAAGCCCCTGTTCCTTGAGCAGGAGCTGCCCCGCGAGGAGTGGTCGGAGGATCAGGTGCGCCAGTTCAAGGAGTGGAAGCGCGAGGCCACGGACACCTATGCGTCCAACGCCAAGCTGAAGTCCCTGCGTCTGCAGTTCGCCAAGGTGTTGATGATTGCCGAGATGTTCGAGCATGAGGAGGAAATCTACTTCCCGCACCAGTTCGACTTCCGTGGCCGGGCCTACGCTGTGCCGATGTTCCTGAACCCCCAAGGCAGCGACATCGCCAAGGGTCTGCTGGAGTTCGCCAATGCGGTAGCGATCAACGACGAGGAAGGTGCCAACTGGCTGGCCATCCACGGTGCCAACAGCTACGGCTACGACAAGGTCTCCCTGGCCGAGCGTGTGCGCTGGGTGCAGGAGAACGAGGGCGAGATCCTGGCCTGTGCTGCTGACCCGTACAGCCACAGCATGTGGGCCAAGGCCGACAAGCCGTTCCAGTTCCTGGCGTTCTGCATCGAGTGGGCTGAGTTCAAGCGCGAGGGCTACGGCTACCTGTCGACCCTGCCCATCGCAATGGACGGTTCGTGCAACGGGCTGCAGAACTTCTCGGCCATGCTGCGTGATGCCATCGGCGGCGAGGCCGTGAACCTCGTGCCCCAGGAGAAACCGGCGGACATCTACCAGAAGGTGGCCGACCGCGTGCTGCTGCGTGTCGAGGCTGATGCCATCGGCCAGGACGAGGAGCTGGCGAAGCTGGCCCAGGGCTGGCTCAAGCACGGCATCAACCGCAAGGTGTGCAAGCGCCCGGTGATGACCCTGGCCTATGGTGCCAAGGAGTTCGGCTTCAAGACCCAGGTGTTCGAGGACACGGTCATGCCGTACAAGCTGAAGGCTGGTAAGGAGTTCCCCTGGGAAGGCTCCGGCTGGTCGGCTGCTGAGTACATGGGCAAGCTGATCTGGGAATGCGTCGGTGAGGTGGTGGTCGCTGCTCGTCAGGCTATGGACTGGCTGCAGAAGGCTGCGCGTCTGGCCGCGAAGGAAGGACTGCCGGTGCGCTGGAACACCCCGGACAATCTGGTCGTGCTCCAGGCGTACCCGAAGATGCTGACCGAACGCATCGACCTGACCTTCGGGGGCAGCCGTCACCTGCTCACCGTGGCAGTCAGCCCGACCACCGAGCTGGATCGCAACAAGCAAGCCAACGGGATCAGCCCGAACTGGGTTCACTCGATGGATGCCAGCCACATGCGGGCCACTGTCCGTCGCTGCTGGAACGAGGGAATGCGCAGCTTCTCCCTGATCCACGACAGCTATGGCACCCACGCCGGGAACGCCTGGGCCTTGGCCAAGTTCCTGCGGGAGGAGTTCGTCATCATGTACGAGGAGGATGTGCTGGAAGACTTCAAGCGAGAACTGGAGCGGCAGCTCCCCGAAGGATCGGTGCTCGATCCACTACCCCCGAAGGGCAACCTGGACTTGGCTCTGGTGCTGGAGTCCGCGTTCTTTTTTGCCTGATACTATCCACCATCGCATAGGTTACGCAGGTGTAACGACGAGCCAGCCGGGATTACCACACAGGTATGGAAGACCGCGCTGGCTCCACCCCCGAGGCGATTACCACACAGGTATGGAAGACCGCCCACCCACCAGATCACGAGGAGAACTTCATGAGCGCACTGCAACAAGCCATCGAATACTGGAGCGAAGACATGCCGATCCCTCTGGATCTGGCCATGGAGCTGGCCAGCGAGGGCTACGACGTGGAAGCCCTTGAGGACTTCTATCGCCAGTAACTATCCACCACTGCATTGAACCCACGACAACTGTGAGGACAACTGAATGACCGACAAGAAAGCCCGCAACCCCCGTTACGTCACCCAGGTTGGTGTTGCCATCTACCCGCACCTCGTTGAGCCGGACACCAAGTTCAACGCCGAGGGCGAGTACAAGGTGAAGCTGCGCCTGTCCCCGGACTCGGTAATCACTGACTCCAAGGGCAAGCGCGTTGCCGACGTGCAGAGCTTCATCGACGAGATGATGGGCAAAGCCCTGGAGAAGGCGCAGCAGGAGAACAAGGGCAAGATCAAGGAGGCCGATGCACCTTACGAGATCGACGACGAGACCGGCGAAGTGCTGGTCAACTTCAAGCTGAAAGCCACCGGCAAGACCCGCGATGGCAAGGAGTTCACCCAGAAGCCAGCGCTGTTCGATGCCAAGGGCAAGCCCGCTGAGGTCAAGGGTGTCTGGGGCGGCAGCAAGATCAAGGTCTCGTTCGAGGTCGTGCCGTTCTACACCAAGCTGATCGGTGCCGGTGTCTCGCTACGCCTCAAGGCCGTGCAGATCATCGAGCTGGTAGCCGGTGGCAACGGCGGTTCCGCTGACAGCTACGGCTTCGGTGAGGAAGAAGGCTTCGAGGCTGAGGACGAAGCAGCCGACAACGGGTTCAGCTCCGACGACGAAGGCGGCTCCGCACCGGCTGACGACGAGGACTTCTGATGGCTGCCAACCGTGAGGCCGGGCTTCGGCTCGGCTTCCGGTCGGGACTTGAGGAGAAGATCGCCCGAGAACTGGATGCCCACGGCATCGAGGTTCAGTACGAAACCGAACAGATCCGCTACGTCAAACCCGCCCGCGAAGCCAAGTATACGCCTGACTACATCTTACCCAACGGAATCATCGTCGAGACCAAAGGCAGGTTCGTCGTCGAAGACCGCCAGAAACACCTGATCATCAAGGAGCAGCACCCCGGCCTGGACGTGCGCTTCGTCTTTTCCAACTCCCGTACCCGCATCAGCAAGAACAGCAAGACCACCTACGCCATGTGGTGCGAGAAGTACGGGTTCCTGTTTGCCGACAAGTCCATCCCCGAGGCTTGGCTCAAAGAGCCGCACAGCCCGGAGCGTTGGGCTGCCCTGGAGAATGCACGAGTCAAGAAGAAATGAACCGCGAGATTGACACCCTGATCATACACACCGCCGCGACCAAGGCGACTGCGGACATTGGTGCCGTCGACATCGACAAGTGGCACCGCGCCCGTGGTTGGCTGGGCTGTGGCTACCACTTCGTTATCCGCCGCAACGGAACCATCGAGTCCGACGAGTTGGGTCACCGCTGCCGTCCGCTGGCCCAGGCCGGTGCCCATGTCGGTGACTGCGGCCCTGGCTGGAACAAGCGCAGCATCGGCATCTGTCTGGCCGGTGGTATCGACGCCAACGGTAAGGCCGAGAACAACTACACCCCCGAGCAATGGAAGTCCCTGGAAGAAGTGGTGCTGTCCCTGCTCGAACGCTTCCCCTCCATCAAGACCATCGGTGGTCACCGCGACCTGATCCGCAAGACTGGCGCACCGCCGAAGGACTGCCCGTGCTTCAACGTGAAGGACTGGTTCGAGAAGGAAGTGAAGCCCAAGTACCCCGAGGCCGCGTACATCCAGGCCGTGAAGTACATCTGACCAATTACCACACAGGTATGGAAGACCGCCCCCGGTATGCCCAGCGCTGCCGGGGGTTTCTGTTTCAAGACCCACGACAACTGTGAGGAGAACCCCATGACCCACACCCAAATCCGTGCTCTGTCCCCGCAATGTGAACTGATCCTGAACCACCTGATGGCTGGCCACACGATCACCCAGCGCTCGGCCCTGATGGACTTCGGCGTGATGGCTCTGCCGCGCCGCATCGCTGACCTCAAGGAGCGTGGCTACGACATCGTGTCCGTGATGGAGCACAACAAGCTCACCGGCCAGCGCTATGCCCGCTACTCCCTGAAAGCCCAGAAGCGTCGCGCATAAGGAGGCCCACATGATCCAGCTCAACAAGATCCTCAAGTCCTTCGCCAAGACCATCGACCAGCTCGAACAACTGACCGCCACCAACAACATCGAGGTCAGTCGCAACACCGAGCAGATCGACCGACTGCAGGAGAAGAACCTGATCCTGATCGCGGAAGCCCAGGCAGCCAAGGAGACCGCCGAGAACCTGAAGGCACTGATCGGCCAGTAACCCCCGTCATTTTTCACAGATCCGTGAAATATCCCCAGGCCCGCCTCTGAGCGGGCTTCGTCTTTTCTGGAGGACAGAACATGAACGCACTGACCAACAGCAACATCGCCACCATGAACAGCCGTGAGATCGCCGAGCTGGTCGGTTCACGTCACGACAAGGTTAAGCAGTCCATCGAGAGACTTGCTGCCAGGGGAGTGATTGTCCAACCCCCATTGGGGGATGAACCCAGCGTTGACTCGATGGGCCGCCCACGCATTACTGAGGTCTACGTCTTCTCAGGAGAGAAAGGTAAGCGTGACTCCATCGTTGTCGTGGCCCAACTCTCCCCAGAGTTCACCGCCCGCTTGGTTGACCGCTGGCAGGAGCTGGAAGCGAAGCTCGCACAGCCAGCCTTCCCAATTCCTCAGTCGTTCCCCGAAGCCCTACGTCTGGCTGCTGAGATGGCTGAGAAGAACGAGCGTCTGGCCTTGGAGAACCAGCACCTCACCCTGGAGAACAAGGAGATGGCACCGAAGGCTGTCGTCTTCGACAACTGCGTGGCGCTGCGTCAGGAATCCCTGGCCACCTTCGTGCGTACCCTGGAAGGCGTCAACACGATGGCCATCAAGGGTGATCTGGCTGACATGGGCTACCTGTACCGCACTGTCGGCGCTGGTAAGTACCGCGTGTACGCCAAGTACCGTGACGTGTTGTTCACCGAGAAGCTGCTCGCCCACCCGAGCCGCCCGGTCTACGAAATCCTCCCGACTCCCGAGGGCAAGAAGCTGATCGTCCAGCTCTACCGTGACGGCAAGCTGACCATGAAGAAGGCATACGCAGCAGCATGAGCGAGTGGGTGCAAACCCACTTGCCTTGTCCCTGTGGCCAATCCTCCGACGCCTACTCGATCAACGATAAAGGTTGGGGCAAGTGCTTCTCGTGCGGGAAGAACTTCAACGAGGAGGCGTCGGACTCAACACCCAGAGGTAAACAGCAAGTGGCAGCAGTGAAAGAACTGGTGCCCTTCGGAGAGTACCGGGCACTAAGCAAACGCAAGATCACAGAGGAGACCTGCAAGAAGTTCGGCTACTTCGTCGGTGAGTTCAAAGAGCAGACCGTCCAAGTGGCCCCGTACCGCAACAACGAAGGCGAGGTCATCGCCCAGAAGGTGCGGTTCGCTGACAAGTCCTTCACCACCAGGGGCAAGTTCAAAGGCGTGGCCCTGTTCGGCCAGCACCTGTGGGGTGAAGGCGGCAAGAAGCTGGTCATCACCGAGGGCGAGATCGACTGCCTCACCGTGAGCCAGCTCCAGGGCAACAAGTGGCCCGTGGTGTCCATCCCCAACGGCGCTCAAGGCGCAGCCAACTCTATCAAGGAGAACCTCGAATGGGTGCTCACCTTCGAGGAGGTCATCCTGATGTTCGATCAGGACGAGCCGGGCCGCGAAGCTGCCATCAAGGTGGCCGAGCTGCTGCCCCCAGGCAAGGCCAAGATCGCCAGCCTCCCGCTCAAAGACCCGAACGACATGCTCGTCGCTGGCCGTGGCCAGGAAGTGATCCAGGCAATCTGGAACGCGAAGGAGTACCGGCCTGACGGGCTGGTCTCCATCGACGACATCCTCGACGAGGTCGAGAAGCCCATCGAATGGGGCAAGCCCTGGTGCTTCGAGACCCTGACCAAGCTGACCTACGGTCGCCGCGAGGGTGAGCTGTACGCCATCGGCGCTGGTACTGGCGTGGGCAAGACCGACTTCATGACCCAGCAGATCGCCTTCGACGTGGTCGAGCTGGGCGAGCATGTCGGCGTCATCTTCCTTGAGCAGAAGCCGGTCGAGACCGCCAAGCGCGTGGCCGGGAAGATCGCCGGTCGGCGCTTCCATGTGCCGGATGCTGGCTGGACTCCCGAGGAATTGAAGACAGCCGTGGCCAACCTCAAGGGGAAGGTCACCTTCTACGACTCCTGGGGCGAGACCGAGTGGGACGCGGTCAAGTCCAAGATCCGCTTCATGGTGGTCAGCCTGGGCATCAGGCACATCTACCTCGACCACCTCACGGCGATGGCCGACACCTCGAACGAGAAGGAATCCATCGAGCAACTGATGAAGGAGATGGCGGGCTTGGCCAACGAGCTGGGCTGCATCATCCACTTCGTCAGCCACCTGTCCACCCCGGAGGGCAAGCCTCACGAGGAAGGTGGCCGCGTGATGATCCGCCACTTCAAGGGCAGCCGCGCCATCGGCTTCTGGTCGTACTTCATGTTCGGCCTGGAGCGGAACCAGCAAGCCGAGGATGAGGAGGAACGGCAGACCACCACCTTCCGCATCCTCAAAGACCGCTACACCGGCCAGTCCACCGGCCACACCTTGAGCCTCGGCTACGACCAAGAGACGGGTCGCCTGTTCGAGATCGCTCAGACCGCCGACGACTACGGCTTCGACGACAACCCGGCCACCACCCAGGAGGGCATCGACCTGCCTTGGGAGGAAAAGCCGGATTTCTAACTATCCACTAGCGCATAGGTACTCCCATGAGAGGCCCAGATGAAGACCCTTGAGTTCGACTGTGAAACAAACGGGCTGCTACACCAGCTCGACCGCGTCCATTCCCTCGTGATCAAGGACGCAACCACCGGGGAGCGTGGCTCCTTTGCTGACCAACCGGGCTACTCGCCCATCAAAGAGGGGCTGGCTTGGCTGATGGAGGCTGACCTTGCGGTCGGCCACAACATCATCAAGTTCGACATGCCCGCGCTGCAGCAGGTCTACCCCTGGTTCGACATCCCGCTCGAACGGCTGCGTGACACCCTGGTACTGACCCGCCTGATCTGGCCGGAGATCGGTGACCGGGACACTGGCCTGATCCGCAAGGGGAAACTGCCAGGGAAGCTGCGAGGCTCCCACTCCTTGGAAGCCTGGGGCTACCGCCTCGGGGTCTACAAGGGTGAGTTCGGTAAGACCTCGGACTGGCAGGTCTGGACGCCTGAGATGCAGACGTACTGCGAGCAGGACGTTGAGGTCACCGATGCGCTGTGGAAGAAGATCCAGTCCAAGGAAGTGGCCGAGCGCGCCGTCGAGCTGGAGCACTGGTTCGCCTTCATCATCGGTCTGCAAGAGCGCCACGGGTTTGCCTTCAACACCCAGGCAGCCGCTGCTCTGTACACCACCCTGGTGGCCGAGCGGGAGAAGCTGGACGCGGAACTCAAAGGTGCCTTCCGGCCCTGGTACGTCAACGCCGGGGTCGCTGTGCCCAAGCGCCCGAACCGTACCCAAGGCATCGAGGCCGGGGTTCCGTACTGCAAGATCACCCTGCAGGAGTTCAACCCCGCCAGCCGACTGCAGATCGCTGACCGCCTGACCAAGCTGCACGGCTGGAAACCCCAGGAGTTCACCGATAGCGGCCAACCAAAGGTCGACGAGACGGTGCTCTCCAAGCTGCCGTACCCAGCGGCCAAGCTCCTGGCTCGCCGGTTCCTGATCGAGAAGCGCATCGGGCAACTGGCCGAGGGGAACCAGGCTTGGCTCAAGCTGGAACGCAAGGGGCGCATCCACGGCTCGGTGAACACCATCGGTGCCGTGACCGGGCGCTGTACCCACAGCCACCCCAACGTCGCCCAGGTGCCGTCAGTCCGTGCCCCATTCGGCAAGGAGTGTCGGGCACTGTTCGGTGCTGACCCTGGCTACGTCCAGATCGGTGCCGATGCCTCTGGCCTTGAGCTGCGCTGCTTGGCCCACTACATGGCGCGGTATGACGGGGGAGCCTACGCCAAGGTTCTGCTCGAAGGTGACATCCACACGGAGAACCAGAAGGCAGCCGGTCTGCCCACTCGGGATAACGCGAAGACGTTCATCTACGCCTACCTCTACGGGGCTGGCGACGAGAAGATCGGGCAGATCGTTGGCAAGGGTGCGAAGGAAGGGAAGAAGCTCAAGGAGAACTTCCTGAAACGCACCCCCGCATTGAAGCGGCTACGCGAAGACGTTGCATCAGCCGTGAAGAAGCGGGGCTACCTCGTCGGGATCGACGGGCGACACCTGCACATCCGATCCGACCACGCCGCCCTCAACACCCTCCTGCAATCAGCCGGTGCCCTGTTGGTTAAACAAGCCACGGTCAACTTGTATCGGGAGCTATCCACTCGTGGATACGTCTTCGGCAAGGACTGGGCGATGTTGGCCCACGTTCACGACGAGTACCAGCTCCAGGCCAGGAAGGAGATCGCAGACGAAGTTGCCCAGGTAGCCGTGTGGGCCTTCCAGCAAGCGGGCCGCGACTTCAACTGGCGGTGCCCCCTGGATGGTGAGGCCAAGATCGGCACGAACTGGGCGGAGTGCCACTGATGAACCGCAAGACCCTGATCGTCCTGCAGCGAGCCTACATCGAGCCATTCACCGTGCAGAGCAATTACGCACGGGAGAACGCAGTGCGCGTGGCCGAGCTGGCAAGCCGAGGACTACTGACCACCCATGCTGGCCATGGGACTTACAGCAAACACTGGCGCGTTACCCCAGCGGGCCGCGCTCTCTTGGAATACACAGGAGGAGAGAATTGAAAGCGCAGTACGTTGACCACATGGGCAGCGACCTGAGCGTGGTGAACGCTGCCCGTGTGTCCTTCGCCAAGGTAAAGGAGGAGTTCGGTGTAGATGATGCCCGGTTGATCCGCTACCTCGCCAAGCACGATCACTGGACTCCCTTCGCCCACACCAGCATCACCCTGCGGATGCAAGCCCCGGTGCCGATTCGCACCCAATGCTTCAAGCACAAGCAGGGTCTGGTGGAGAACGAGGAGTCCCGCCGGTACATCAGCTCCACGCCTGAGCTGTACATCCCGTCCGTGTTCCGCAGCAAACCGGAAGGCTCGGCCAAGCAAGGCTCTGCCGGTGAGCATCCGCGCAGCCACGAGTGGCGGCAGGAGTACCGACTGGCTGGTGAGTACGCCATCCGTCTGTACGAGGACATGATCCGTGATGGCGTTTGCCCGGAACAGGCCCGCTTCATCCTGCCGCAAGGCTGCGAGGTGAATTGGATCTGGACAGGCAACATCTACGCCTTCGCCAACTTCTACCTGAAACGCACCGACCCGCACGCCCAGCACGAGATTCAACTGCTGGCCCAGGAGGTCGGCTCCCTGATCGAACCGCTGTTCCCAGTCTCCTGGGCGGCTTTGACACGTCTGGAGGAATCCACCAGTGGATGAATTGAACCTTGACCTGAGCGGCATCGACGACCCGGTGACCGCCCGTGTGGCTGACCTGATCAACCTCAGTGAGGCACTCGATAAAGCCCAGGCAGAAGCCAGTAAAGGCGCTCTCACGGCTGCCCTGGCGTTCGTGCTGGAAGACCTCAAGCAGATCGTGTTCCCGCGAATGGTCGTCCAGGGCGACAACATCGTCCCGTTCCCCGGAGGCCGCGATGTCCACTGAAACCATCGCGCTGATCGACGGCGACATCTTCGCCTATGAGATCGCAGCCGGTGCTGAGGAACCGATCCACTGGGGTGACGGCCTCTGGACTCTCCATGCGTGGGAAGACCAGGGCCGACTCCGGGTGGTCGACCGGGTGCATGAGGTGGCCGATGCGATCAACGCCGACCGCATCATCGTGGCCCTGACGGACGAGACCAACTGGCGCAACTCGGTGCTCCCTTCCTACAAGGAGAACCGGGTCGGCCAGCGCAAGCCGATGATCCTCAAGCCGCTCAAGGAGCAGCTCAAGGAGAGCTTCGAGACCTTCATTCGTCCGGGCCTGGAGGCTGACGATGTGCTCGGCATCCTCTCCACATGGCCGAAGCTGGCTGGTCGCAAGGTCATCGTCACCAAGGACAAAGACCTCAAGACCATCCCCGGTCTGCACTTCCACACCCACCGCACTGAGCTGGGCGTGTTCGAGGTGACCGAGCACCAAGCCAACTACCACCACCTACAGCAAGCCCTGACCGGCGACATCACCGATGGCTACAAGGGCTGCCCAGGTATTGGCCCGGCCAAGGCCGACAAGATCCTCCTGCCGTTCGCCCACGAGACCAAGCACGACCAGTTCTTCGACGTTGCCGGTGCCTGGGAGAAGGTCGTCGAGGCGTTCGCAAAGGCCGGTCTCTCCGAAGAAGAAGCCCTGGTTCAGGCCCGCGTGGCCCGCATCTGCCGGGCATCCGACTACGACTTCAAGACCAAGAAGGTGAAGCTATGGAATCCGTAATCGACATGGTCAACCACCCTGGCCATTACAAGGGGAAGCTCGACCCCATGCTCGCTGCTGTTCGCGGTGCCCTCGTTGAGGACGTGGATAGCATCAACATCGAGTGCTTCGAGGCCATGGTCTCGATGATGACCATCGAGGAGCTGCGCGGTTACCTGCGTGGCAACTCCTTCAAGTACCGCTGGCGTTACCAGAAGAAGGCCGGGATTCAGGACTTGGAGAAGGCCGAGTGGTACGAGAAGAAGCTGCTGCGCCTGGAGCGTGCGGTGCGTGACTACCTGTTCGCCCAGGAGGACGCAGCAGCATGATCGAGAGCCTGGAAACCGCTGTGATCAAGTGGGCGGAAGACCGGGGCATCTTCGAGAAAGCAACCCCGGCCAGCCAATGGGAGAAGACCCATGAGGAGGTCTTGGAGTTGATCGAGGGCATCGTCAAGAACGACCGCCGCGAGATCGAGGATGCCATTGGCGACATCGTCGTGACCCTCATCATCCAGGCCCGAATGCACGGGCTGTCCCTCGGTCAGTGCCTCGCCTCGGCCTACGACCAGATCAAGAACCGAACCGGAAAGATGATCAACGGAGTTTTCGTCAAAGATGCACCTTGAGACCTACCATGGTCTCACCCTGGACAATGGGCGTGATGCCCGACTGACAGCCCTCGCAGGAGACCTCCTGCGGGGGTTTTATCTTTCTGGGGGTGAGACTTTCCAACGCGCCTTTGCGCGACCCGCACTGGCGTTCTGCAAGGGAGACCTGCAGTTCGCCCAGGACATCTACGACGATGTCTCCCGTGGCTGGGCCATGTACTCCAGTCCGATCCTGAGCAACGCCCCCATGCCGGGCGAGCTGCCCAAGGCCATGCCGATCAGTTGCTTCCTGTCGTTCGTGCCGGATACCCGCGAGGGTCTGGTTCAGCATCAGGTCGAGCTGGCTTGGCTGTCCATGATGGGCGGTGGTGTCGGCGGTCACTGGGATCTGGTGCGAGCTGTGTCCGACAAGTCGGTCGGCCCGCTGCCGCACATCAAGATCGCTGATAGCGCCGTCGAAGGGTTCCGCCAGGGCAAGACCCGCAAGGGTTCCTATGCGGCGTACCTGTCGATTTCCCATCCAGATGTCAGCGAGTTCTTGAACATTCGCCTCCCAACCGGGGGTGACGTGAACCGCAAGTGTTTCAACATCCACCACGCGATCAACATCACCGATGACTTTATGGCTGCTGTTTTCGCTGGTCGATCTTGGGAGCTTCGCTGCCCTCATAGCGGTGCTGTGGTTGAGACAGTGGATGCGCGTGAGCTGTGGCAGTCGATCCTCGAAGTTCGCTTCCGTACCGGCGAGCCGTACCTGAACTTCATCGACACAGCGAACCGCGCTCTGCCCGAGGCCCAGCGTGCCCTGGGGCTGCGCGTCCATGGCTCGAACCTGTGCAACGAGATTCACCTACCGACCGACGCCGAACGCACGGCTGTGTGCTGCCTCTCGTCGATCAACCTTGAGAAGTACGACGAGTGGAGCAAAGACCCGCGCTTCGTGCATCGCTGGGTTCGGTTCCTCGACAACGTGCTGGACTTCTTCATCGAGCACGCCCCGGACGTAATGAGCCGTGCGGTGTACTCGGCCATGCGTGAACGGGCCATCGGCCTGGGTGCCATGGGCTTCCACTCCCTGCTGCAGAGCAAGCGGGTGCCGTGGGAGTCGGTCATCGCCAAGTCCATGAACCGTCGCATCTTCGCCAAGATCGAGGAGGACGCCATTCAGGCAAGCCAGGAGCTGGCCCTGGAGCGCGGCGAGGCACCGGACATGATGGGCACTGGCCGTCGCAACAGCCATCTGCTGGCCATCGCACCGAACGCCAACAGCGGTCTGATCTGCGGCACCAGTCCGTCCATCGAACCGCTGCGCTCGAACGCCTTCACCCAGCGCACTCGTGCTGGCTCCCATCTGGTGAAGAACCCGCACCTTGAGGCTCTCCTTGAGGAGCTGGGGCACAACACCGATGAGGTCTGGCAGTCGATCATCCTGCACAAGGGGTCGGTGCAGCACCTGGACTTCCTCGACGAGTACGACAAGGAGGTCTTCAAGACCGCCTTCGAGCTGGACATGCGGTGGGTCATCGACCTCGCTGCTGATCGCCAGGAGCACATCTGCCAGGGCCAGAGCCTGAACCTGTACTTCCCGTTCGGTTCGGAGCGCCGCTACGTCAACGAGGTTCACCTCATGGCGTACCAGCGGGGACTCAAGGGCGTGTACTACCTGCGCACCGATGCCGGGTTCAGCGGGGACAAGGTCAGCCAGAAGATCGAGCGGAGAGCGCTCAAAGACTACAACGCGGAGGAATCATGCCTAGCCTGTCAGGGCTGACCACCTACAGCCAAACCTACAAACCCTTCCTGTACCCCGAGTTCGTCAACCACGCCATCGAGCATGAATCGCTGTTCTGGATGGAGTACGAAGCGTCCCTGCAGCGTGACGTGAACCAGTGGAAGGACGGGACGATCACCCCGGTCGAGAAGAACCACATCACCCAGATCCTGCGCCTGTTCACCCAGAGTGACCAGATCGTGGGTGGTTCCTACGTCGACGTGTTCCTGCCGTATTTCAAGAACAACGAAGTCCGCATGGCGCTGCTCTCCATCGCCAACCGGGAGTCGACCCACATGCGCGCCTATGCGCTGCTGAACGACACCCTGGGCCTACCGGAGACTGAGTACCGGGCGTTCCTTGAGTACGAGGAGATGGCCGACAAAGCGGAGTTCATGCAGGACTTCGCCGTGGTTCCAGGCCCGATGCAGATGGGCCTGAACCTCGCTCGCACCGTGATGAACGAGGGTATGAGCCTGTTCTCGGCCTTCGTTCAGCTCCTCAACTACCAGCGCCCAGAGGCTGGCTCGAAGATGCTGGGCATGTGCGAGATCGTCGAATGGTCGATCCGAGACGAGACCAAGCATGTCGAGATCATGGCGGCGCTGTTCCGGCGTCACTGCGAGGAGCACCCGGAGATCGTCACCGATGCGTTTAAGCGGGCGATGTACGAGATGTACCGCCAGGGTGTCACCCTGGAGGATCGCTTCATCGACCTGTCGTTCGCCCTGGGTGGGCCGAGGGCGCTGACCCCCGAGGAGGTCAAGCAGTACATCCGCTTCATCGCGGATCGCCGTCTGGTTCAGCTCGGCCTCAAGCCGAACTGGGGGGTCGAGAAGAACCCGTTGCCGTGGGTCGACCACATCGTCTCCGGTGACAACCAGAAGAACTTCTTCGAGGGCCGTGTGACCGACTACAACCACAAGGGTATGGAGGGTGACTGGGGGTGGGAATGACCCCCGGTCAATTACCACACAGTCTTGGAGGACAGGGAAAACACTCATAGGGATAACTTATGGATCAACTACCTGTGATTCCTAAAGACCTACTTGATGCCCTGGAGCTGCGCTTCCCTGAGCGTTGCCCGGAGCCAGAGTGGTCTGAACGTGAAATCTGGATGCGCGTTGGTGAGCGTCGGGTAATCCGAATGCTCCGTCGCGTTTATGAGCAACAGCAAGAGAACGTGTTGGAGAACACTCATGTGCTTCGTTAAGACCCCGAAGATGAAACCCAGCACCCCTGCGGCAGCACCGCCCGCACCGGAGAAGTCCGCTGCTGACGAGCAAGGAGTCCCCGAGAACGAGGACACCAACGTCGTCAAGAAGACTCCCGTGCGGAACAAGCTGCGCATCGACCTCGACCGTAACGAGGAGGAGCGCAAGTACGGCGGCTACACCGTCTGAGGTAAGTCGTGTTCATCCCCCAGTATCTGCGCCTGGATGCTGGAACCCCAACCCCTCTGACCCGTGAGCAGATCGAGCCGACCGTTCGGGAGGCCATGAAGCTCTACTTCGACATCCACAAGGCCGACTACGGCCAGTGGCTACTGTCCGCAGACGAAGCTGCAGAGGTCTCCCTTCGAGACCACCACATCGCCCTCATCAACTCCGACTACCTGATCGGCTACTCGAAAGCCTCCGAGTGGTACGCCCGTGGCTTCGTGCTCACCGAGGAGTACCTGCTTCGCGTAGGGACTGGGAGCACCCGGTTGTCCGAGGTGTTCGAGGTGATGAAGACCTTCGCGCTGCTCCAAGGGGCAAGGGGTTGTGAGTTCGGCACACGCGCAGCCAGCAACAAAGCGGCCATCCGACGGCTTTACGCCCGGCATGGCCTGACAGAAACCATGACTGTGATGAGGTGTTAACCAGTGGGTGGCATCAAGAAGGCGGTTAAGTCCGTCACCAAGTCCATCAATAAAGCAGTCTCGAAGACCGTGGGCGGTGTGTTCGGCATCAAGGCCGACAAGCCCAAGGTAGTCGAGCAAGCCCCTCCGGCCCAGGAAGCCCCGAAGCCTGAGCAGAACGCGGAGACCATGACCCAGAACGAGGAGCTGAGTACCCGCAAGCGCAACCGCCGTAATGGCTTGCGCATCGACCTGAACAACGCAGGTGGAGCCAACACCGGCAGTGGCCTGAACATTCCGGTGGGCTAATCAAGGAGGCGTATGGAACAAACGGCTGGCGGGCGCTACAACGCCCTGATCAGCTTCCGTGAGCCATTCCTTCAACGCGCACGAGAAGCTGCCAAACTCACCATCCCGTCGCTCCTTCCTCCTGCAAACCACTCCCCGCACACCAAGCTCCCGACCCCGTTCCAGGGGCTGGGTGCTCGCGGCGTCAACAACCTCTCCTCGAAGCTGCTCCTGGCGCTCATGCCGCCGAACAGTCCGTTCTTCCGGCTGACGGTGGACGACTACACCCTGGAGCAGATAACCCAGCAAGAGGGCATGAGGGCCGAGGTTGAGGAAGCCCTGGGCAAGATCGAGCGTGCTGTCATGTACGACATCGAGTCCCAGGCCATCCGCGTCTCGACCGGCGAAGGTCTCAAGCAGTTGCTCGTCGCGGGCAACGTGCTGCTGTACCTCGCCCCCGAGGGAGGCATGAAGGTCTACCGCCTGGATCGCTACGTCGTCCGCCGTGACCCCATGGGGAACGTGCTGGAGATCATCGTGCAGGACGTGGTCTCGCCCGAGGCACTGCCGCAGGACTTCCTGGCCAAGCTCAAGGACGCCCCGCAGTTGACCAAGGAGAAGACCCTGGAGCTGTACACCCGGATCTACCGGGACGGCAACGAGTGGCGGATCTACCAAGAGGTCAAGGGTGAGCGTGTCCCCGGCACCGAGGGCACCTATCCGCTGGACAAGTCCCCGTGGCTGGCCTTGCGGTTCACCAAGATCGACGGCGAGGACTATGGCCGTGGCTACGTCGAGGAGTACTACGGTGACCTGCGGTCGCTGGAAGCCCTGACCCAGGCCATCGTCGAAGGCTCGGCTGCTGCTGCCAAGGTGCTGTTCCTCGTGAACCCCAATGGCACCACCGAGCAGCGCACCCTGACCGAGTCTCCCAACGGGGCTGTCCGTACCGGCAACGCCGCTGACGTGACGGTTCTGCAGGTGGAGAAGTTCGCTGACTTCCGCATCGCCTTCGAGACCATCGAGGCGATCAGTCAGCGGCTGTCCTTTGCGTTCCTGCTCAACACCGCCGTTCAGCGTGGTGGCGAGCGTGTGACCGCCGAGGAGATTCGGTACATGGCCGGTGAATTGGAGGATGCCCTGGGCGGCGTCTACTCGATCCTCTCCCAGGAGTTCCAGTTCCCCCTGGTGCAGCGCCTGATCCTGCAACTGGAGAAGCGCAAGAAGATCCCGGCACTTCCGAAGGACACCGTCCGCCCGACCATCACCACCGGCCTGGAAGCCCTTGGCCGTGGGCACGACCTGAACAAGCTCGATGCCTTCATCCAGGGCGTGAACCAGACGTTCGGCCCGGAGGTGGTCGCTCGCTACCTCAATGTCGGGGACTACATGACCCGTCGCGGTACAGCGCTCGGCCTGGACATGAAGGGTCTGGTGCGCAGCGAGGAGGAAGTCAAGGCGATGCAGCAACAGCAAGCCCAGGAAGAACAGATGGCCCAGCTAGGCCAAATGCTCGCCCAGGGCGGTATGGGAATGGCAACCGAAGTAGTCAAGGCAGGTGTGAAGAATGGCTGACGAAGCTCAACCGAAAGTCACCAGCCAGGAAACCAAAGGGGGTCGCCGCAAGGCGGCCCCTTCTGTTTCTGCGGCTGAAACCAACAAGCAACCCCAAGAGGCCAGCAAGCGCGTGGAGAAGACCAGCAGCGGCCTCGTGATCGTTTACCACTAAGAGGAGAACCAAATGGCTGAAGTCCTGAACACCCAAGGCACCCCGAACAGCGAAGCCCCGGCTGGCCACGATGCAGCCATGGCCGCTGCCGTTGACCAGAAGAACGCCGAGCTGGCGAACCTGGGCAACGACGCGCCGAAGCCGCAAGAGCCTCTGCTGGGCAAGTTCCAGTCCGTCGACGATCTCGCCAAGGCGTATCAGGAGCTGGAGCGCAAGCTGGGCCAGAAGCCCCAGGAACCGGCCAAGCCGGATGTCACCGACATGACCCCCGAGAAGCTCGACGAGCTGGCCCAGAAGAACGGCTTCGACATCGAGGAGATGTCCAGCTTCTACGAAGCCAACGGCGGTCTGTCCGAAGACCACTACGCCCAACTGGAGAAGGCTGGCATCCCGCGTGCCTACGTCGACCAGTACATCGCTGGCGTGGAAGCTGGGGCCGAGCGCGCCCGTGACGCCATCTTCCAAGAGGTCGGCGGCGAGCAAGCCTTCCAGGCCATGTCGCAGTGGGCACTGGCCAACCTGAGCAAGGAAGACCTGAACCGCTACAACCTGGCTGTCGAGAGCGGCGACATGGACACCGTGCGCAGTGCCGTGATGTCCCTGGCGTACCGCTACCAGAAGGCAGTCGGCTCCGATCCGAAGCTGGTCAATGGCCAGAACGGTGGCGGTGCCGGTGGTTACGAGTCCCTGGCTCAACTGACCGCAGCAATGCAAGACCCCCGCTATGAGAAAGATCCGGCCTACCGCCGCGAGGTAGAGGCCCGTCTGGCTCGTTCCAACATCTTCTGAGGTGAACCATGATCGAAACTGTCCTCGAAAACTGGGACGGCATCCTGGCAGTCATCGTGGCTGCCCATGCCCTGGCCCTGGCCATCGTCAACCTGACCCCGACCCCTCGTGATGACGAGATCGTGGGCAAGGTCTACAAGGTCGTCGAAGCGCTCGCTGGCGTTGTCACCCGCAAGGCCAAGGAGCTGCCCGGCGAGAAGCTGTGAAGGCGTTCCTCAAGGCGCTCCAGTCGATCCTCCAACTAGCCACCCTGGTGCTCACCCTCCTGCGTGACGACAAGTTGCGCCAGGAAGGTGAGCGCAAGGTGCGCCTGGAGACCCTGGAAGCCGAGCAACTGCGCCGTGGAGAAGCCCATGAGATTGACCTGCAGGTGGCTCGTGGTGGCCTGTCTGACGCTGATCTTGAGCGGATGCGCCGCTACCAACGCGCCAGTCGATGAGTGCTCCTGGGTGAAGCCCATCAGTTGGCATGAAGACGACACCCCGACGACCAAGCAGGAGGTCTTCGCCCACAACCTCAAGTGGGAGAAGTTCTGCCTCCGGTAATTACCACACAGTTATGGAGAACAAGATCGTTCTCCGATCTCTCCTGTTGGTTGGTTCTTCGGGGCTGACTTCTTGTCGGCCTCGCTTTTTCCCAGGATTCCATCGCCCCCAAGCCTCTGGCCGGGTTCCCCGTCACCCGCGTATCTAAGGCCACGCTCAAATCGTGGGGCCGCTAGGCAGCTTGCTCCGTCTGCCGAATCACGGAGCCTTCACTGGTATGTAGCTCAATTGGATAGAGCATCCGCCTTCTAAGCGGATGGTTGCAGGTTCGAGTCCTGTCATACCAGCCAAACCCCATAGAGAAGGAGGTGATCCTTTCGTATCTCCGGGTGCAGCTACGGAAACTGCACAAGCCCTAGCACGTCGTGATGACGTTACTGGGCAACCCCCTACCTCGAACGACGAGTGCCCCAAGTCGCACTGGCAGCAAAGCCGGTGACTTAGCACCCAAAGCATTTCATGCACGAGCCTCGGCCCAACTGGCCCACCTGCGGGTGGAGCTGGAAGGACAACCTTGTGCGCAGCGCGTGGATGGCTGCTGGGAGCAACCCACTCCTATCAATCGTTCACGAGGTAACAAATGGCTGACGCTATCGTTTCGCGTCTTGGTCAGATCAACGGCAGCGGCGCTGTCGATGCTCTGTTCCTGAAAGTATTCGCTGGTGAAGTTCTGACCAGCTTCGAGAAGACCAACGTGATGATGGGCAAGCACCAAGTGCGAACCATCGCCAATGGCAAGGCGGCTCAATTCCCGGTAATGGGTCGCGCGAGCGCCTACTACCACACTCCGGGCCAGGAGATTCTTGGCGGCACCCTGAAGCACGCCGAGAAGGTCATCACTATTGATGAACTCCTGATCGCTCCGACCTTCATCGCCAACATCGACGAGGCGAAGAACCACTACGACGTTCGCTCGGTTTACACCCGCGAGATGGGTGCCAAGCTGGCGAACACCATGGACAAGCACATCCTGCAAACTGGTGTGCTGGCTGCCCGCACCGCCAAGACCATCAACGACCCGGATCAGTTCGGTGGCACCACCATCAACAACGTGGTCGCTGATAACGGCGATGCCCTGGCAGACGCCATGTTCGAGGCTGCTCGCATCCTCGACGAGAAGGACGTACCGGCTGACGAGCGCTACCTGTTCGTGCGCCCGGCTCAGTTCTACGCCCTGGCGAAGTCGACCAAGGTTCTGAACCGCGACTGGGGTGGCGAAGGTTCTTACGCTGGCGGCAACGTGATCCGCGTTGCTGGCATCACCATCGTCAAGACCAACAACCTGCCGAACACCGTTGTCGCTGCAGGTTCCCTGGACGCTGGCACTGGTGACAAGTACGCCGGTGACTTCTCCAAGACTGTCGGTCTGGTGATGCACCCGTCGGCAATCGGCACTGTGAAGCTGCTCGACCTTGGCATGGAGTCCGAGTACCAGATCAGCCGTCAGGGCACCCTGATGGTTGCTAAGTACGCGGTCGGCCACGGCGTTCTGCGCCCGGAAGCTGCAGTGGAACTGTCCACCGCTGTTGCGTGAGCAACTATCCACTAACGAATAGGAGGGCCAGTTTTTGGCTCTCCTATTTTTTTCTTATGGGGGTTCCATGATTTCTCCAACCACTGAGCTGGAAGCCATCAACACGATGCTCTCCACCATCGGTGAAGCCCCGATCAGTACCGTCGAGGACAGTGGCGTTATCGACGCCGTAATGGCCCGCCAGATCCTCCGTTCGGTTGACCGGGAAGTCCAGGCCAGGGGCTGGCACTGGAACACCGATAAGGGCTACCCGCTGACCCCGAACCAAGAGGGTGAATGCGAGCTACCCAACGGGGTGCTCCGCTGCGACACCGTCAGTCCTGACGATCAGATCGACGTGGTGGTTCGAGGTAAGCGCCTCTACGACCGCCGCAACCACACCTACCAGATCAACAAGGTGGTACGGGTGGACATGGTGACCCAGCTTCCCTTCGAGGAGCTGCCGGAAGCCGCCCGCCAGTACATCACCATCCGTGCCTCCCGCATCTTCCAAGAGCGCGTCCTGGGTTCCATCGAGCTGTCCCGCTTCTCGACCGTCGACGAGACCCGCGCCCTGGTGACCCTCAAGGAGATGGAAGCAGACACGGCTGACTACAACATCCTGTCCGACAACTACTCGGTCTTCCGGGTACTGGATCGCTAACCATGAGCCTGATCTCCACGACCATTCCCAACTTGGTGAATGGGGTGAGTCAGCAGCCCTATGCCATGCGTCTGGCCTCGCAATGCCAGGAGCAGATCAACGCCCACTCGTCTGTGGTCGAAGGGCTGCGGAAGCGCCCCGGTACTCGCCACCTCGCCAAGCTGCCTTCGATGGCTGGCAACATCTTCATCCACACCATCAACCGCGACGCTGTCGAGCAGTACATCGTCATCATCCTGAACGGCAACCTTCGCGTGTTCGACCTGAACGGCGTGGAGAAGACCGTGTCGTTCCCCAACGGCAAGACCTACCTGAACTCGGCCAACCCGGCTGAGGAGTTCCGGTGCGTGACAGTGGCGGACTACACCTTCGTGCTGAACACCAAGGTAGCCACCAAGGAATCCCCCACGCTGGCTCCAAGCCGTCCCTACGAGGCTCTGGCCTGGGTCAAGCAAGGTGCCTACGGGGCCAAGTACATCCTGACGGTGGATGGTAAGACGGCCAGCTTCACGGCACCTGATGGTTCCCAGGCTGCGCACGTCAACCAAGTCACCACCGACTACATCGCCACCCAGCTCACCAGCGGCATCACCTCTGCGCTGGGCACCGGCTGGTCGGTGACCCGGTATGGCTCGACGCTGCACATCCGGCGCAACGACGGCGCTGCCTTCACGATCAGCTCCGATGACTCCATCGGGGACAACGGCCTGGAGGTCATCGCCCAGAAGGCTCAGCGTTTCTCGAACCTCCCGGCCCGCGCAGTGGCTGGCTTCACGGTGGAGATCGTGGGCGACCAATCGTCCTCGTTCGACAACTACTACGTCAGCTATGACGTGACCGGCACCGGCACCAGCTCGGGCGTCTGGAAGGAAACCCTCAAGGGCGGCGAGTCGGTCGGGCTGGACGCGGCCACCATGCCGCATGTGCTGATCCGCAACGCTGACGGTACGTTCACCTTCAAGCGCGCCGATTGGGAGAACCGGAAGGTAGGCGATCTGGAGAGCAACCCGCTGCCGTCCTTCGTCGGGCGACCGCTCAACGACATCTTCTTCCACCGTAACCGCCTGGGCTTCGTCAGCGACGAGAACATCGTGTTCTCCCGCTCTGGAGAGTACTTCACGTTCTTCCGAGGCACGGCAACGTCGACACTGGACACCGACCCAATCGACATCGGCGTGTCGCACGTCAAGGTCTCCATCCTGCGTCATGCAGTGCCGTTCAACGAGACCATGCTGCTGTTCAGCGACAAGACCCAGTTCCAGCTCGGTGATGCCGATGTGCTCACCCCCGACACCATCTCGGTGAACCAGACGACCGAGTACGAGTGCTCCCTGCGAGCCAAGCCGGTGGGCGCTGGTCGGTACGTCTACTTCGCCGTCAACCGGGGCACCTTCACGGGGCTGCGGGAGTACTACGTCGACGGTGAGACTGAGTCCGAGGATGCGGCAGACATCACCGGCCATGTGCCCAAGTACATCCCAGGTGGGGTCTTCAAGATCGCCGCAAGCTCCAACGAGGACTGCGTGGTGGTGCTCTCCGACGAGAAGCGCAACTGCGCCTGGGTCTACAAGTACTACTGGAGCAACGGCGAGAAGCTGCAGTCCTCGTGGTCGCGCTGGGAGTTCCACCCCGATGACCAGATCCTCAACTGCGACTTCATCGAGTCGCGCCTGTACTTCGTCATCCGGCGAAGCGACGGGCTGCACCTTGAGGTGATCAACCTCGAACCCGGTGCGATTGAGGCCAACTGGGACATTGCCGTCCACCTCGACAGCATGGTCACCCAGGCCCGCTGCACGGTGGCCTTCGTGGAGAACGACCCGGCCCTGGAGGCGGACAACGTCACCCAGGTCACGCTGCCCTACAAGCTGCGCACTGGGGAGACCGTGCAACTGGTGACCGCGCCTGGAGGCTCCCGAGTCCCTGGCTTCGTGGTGAGTGACTACACCCTGAACAACACCGGGACGTTCTCGGTGCTGAGCTTCAAGGGTGACTGGCGGGGCCAGCCGTTCTACATCGGCAAGCCGTACACCTTCCGCTATCGGTTCTCCACCCTGGTCATCAAGGAGGAGGCCATCGGCGGGGGCCAGTTGACCATCGGTGAGGGCCGCATCCAGCTCCGCAGAATGTCGGTGCTCTACAACAACGCCGGGTACTTCCGGGCCGAGGTGACGCCGTTCCGCAGGGATACCTACAGGTACATCTTCTCGGGGCGTGTGGTCGGCTCCGGTCGGAACATCCTAGGCCAAGTGGCTATCGAGGAAGGCAAGTTCAGCTTCCCCGTCATGGCCAAGAACGATCAGGTCGAGATCGAACTGGTCAACGACAGCTACCTCCCATGCTTCTTCCTGAGCGCCGAATGGGAGGCGTTCTACGTCATTCGTTCAAGGAGACTGTGATGCTCACCGTTCGACGAGCAACCCATGAGGATGCCGTCGATATGGCACCGCGTCTTCGCCAAGCTGACCTTCGAGAACTCCAAGCAGTGGGGCGGGAAGATCCCCTGGAAGCCCTGCTGGTTGGGGTTGACTCGCCTGATCCTTGCTTCGTGGCAGTCGATGAGCAGGAAAAGCCTCAGATCATCTGGGGCACCTGCCCATCCGATGAACCCTACCTGGGGTACGTCTGGATGATGGCCACCGACGCCATCAAGGATCACTGGGTTCAGATCCTGCGCGAGACCCGTCCGTATCTGGCGCGTATCCGAGAGCACTACCGCGTACTGGCCAACGCCGTCCACGCGGAAAACCAAGTCCACATCCGGTGGCTCAAGTGGGCCGGGTTCACGTTCCTGCGTGAGTTCGACTTCAACGGCCACAGGTTCTATGAGTTCGCCAAGTTGATTCCCCTGGAGGGACGCTAATGTGTGATCCCCTTTCCATCACGATGGGTGTGATGAGCACGCTATCTGCCGTGGCAGGACATCAACAGCAGTCTGTGGCTGCCAAGATGCAAACCAAGCAGCACGAGCAGAACCAGCGGAACGCCCACGCTGCCCTGCGGGACAGCTACATCGCCATCCAGAACCGCCAGCAGCAAGAAGCCCAAAGCGCTGCCCAGCAGATCGAGGAGCGCCGCCGCGAGTCGGTACGGCAAATGTCCTCTGCCTATGCGGCAGCCGGTGAGGCTGGAGTCTCTGGATTCTCCGTTCAATCCATCCTGGCTGACATCGGTGCCACTGCAGCCCGCGACATCAGCACCATCGAGCAGAACCGCGATTGGTCGCTCGACCAGCTCAACTCCGAGATGGCCGGTGCCCGTAACCAGGCCATGGGCCAGATGAACGCCACCGCTCCTGGCACCCGCCCGAGTGGCTGGGCAACTGCCCTGCAGATCGGTTCAAGCGCTGCTGGAGCCTACGCCAACTACACCACCCGCACCGGCAAAGACCCGGTGGGTGACTACTTCGGCAAGAAGTCCACCACGACCACCACCAAGACGACCTAAGAGGTAACCAATGGACAACGTACCGGGGCTGCGGCCCTCGACTTCCTCGCGTCCCTCTGTCCGCCAAAAGAGGGGCCGAGCGGTAACCCAGCGGGATACGTCCGCCCGAGTAGGTCTGGCCCCGGCTGCGGCTCGGGTCGATACCTACGTCCGTCCTCAAGCCATCGCCCAGGACAACCGCATGGACCAGCTTGCTGACGCTCTTGCCTCCCTGAACCCGGCCCTGGAGAAGTACGCAGCAGCGACCACCAAGGACATGGAAAAGGAGCAGATGCAGAAGCTGCGGTACTACACCGAGCAGTTCATGCGCGACAAAGAGTCCGGTGCGGTGAACGCTACCCAGGTTCAGGAGATGTTCCCTGAGCTGGTGCCCACCGTAGCTGCCCGGATCGCCCAGGCAACGGGTGAGCAAGAGGCCAAGCAGTGGGCACTGGATCAGGTGCAGGAGATCCTGCAGAACGACGAGGTGCGCCTCAACACGGCCAACCGTAAGGCGTTCCTCGACAACATCCGCAAGCAAGCCTTCGAGAAAACCGGGGGCCAGGACTTCTACGGCAACGGCTTCCTTGAGCAGGTCGACCGGACTCTCAACGAGTTCGAGACGACTTGGATGCGCGAGACTGCTGGCTACCACCAAGAACTCCAGAAGAACTCCTTCTCGGATGCTGTGGTGAACGCCATCAAGAACGGGGGAGACCTGATCGCCCTGGACAACGAGTGGAAGCAGTCGTCCTCCCTGAACAACATCGAGCGCAACAAGATCGTGGTCGACTCGGTCATCGCTCAGGCGATTGCCGACAGCAACGTGAAACTGCTCGACACGATCCCGAAGCGTTTTCTCAACGCTGAGTCCAAGGCCGATCTGGCCAAGGTCGGTCAGCAGATCGAGGCGGCGAAGTACTCGGAGTTCGTCCGTGCCAAGGAGATCGCCGAGTTCCAGCGGGCGCAGAGCATCCGAGCCGGTAAGGCTTCGATCCTACAGCGGCTGGTCGATGGTGACGCCGTGAACCCGGCTGACTACTACAAGACCCCTGAGCTGTATGAGTACGCCCTACGGCTGAACTCCCAGCCCACCCTGGATTCGACCTACAGCACCCGCAACGCTGCGGCTGTGCGCTCGAAGCTGCTCCAGGCTGGCACCACCGGTTCCTTCACCGAGGCGTTCGAGGCTGACCCTGAGTTCCTCTACGACTTCCGCCAGGATGGTGAGGTGACCGAGGACAGTCTCCGCGACCACATCATGGCCCGCAGTGACCTGAACCCGAACGACAAGCAGAAGCTGATCGACGAGATTCCGGTGCTGATGGGTGGCGTGAATATGCTGCGCGATCAGGACGTGACCACCTACTTCGATTCGAACCTGGGGGACGACCTCAAGGTGTTCGCCCAGTCGCCTCAAGGCCAGATCCTCCAGATCCAGGGGGTGAACGCCCAGGGCGCTGTTCGATCGACGTTCTACAACACCCTGAACTTCGAGCTGAACGCCTACATCGAGGAGAACGGTCAGCTCCCTCGTGGCCGCGCCAAGCTGGAGCTTATGGAGCGTGCCCGTAAGGCCGCTGAGATGCGCCTCCAGATGCTGCAGAAACGCACCGCACCGCAGCAACCACAAGCAACCAATAACCCTGCACCGACCCCGCAAAGGGCTGCGCCGGAAGGCTCGGCCAGTTCGTTCCGTCTACCGAACGGCGTGGAGGTGCGCCGAGTAGAGTGAGGAATTGAATGGCCGTTTACGAGATCAATGGCGCTCGCTACGAGTTGCCGGATGACCTCCAGGGTGACCAACTCAACGAGACCTTGATGTACCTCTCCCAGGCCGAAGCGCCGCAGGAAGCTGCCCTGGCCCCGACTGATTACCAGTATGGGGCCGTGGCCAAGGACATCGACCCCGATACCCTGGCAAGCAACCAAGACTGGCTCAACGCCTCCCGCGTGCTGTACCAGATGAACGAGGGGCAACCCTTCAAGGGCAGCGACCAAGAGCTGGCTGAGTGGGGTCTGGACATGATGGGCTGGTTCAATTACAACCTGCCCGTAATGGCGGTGGATGCTGCCAAGATCAGCAACGCAGAGCAGTACGAGAAGGACGCCTTCCTGTACCTGATGGACTCCTATGACAACCTCAACGTGTCCTGGGATGGCGTCGGGCGGTTCTTCAAGGGTGTCCTGACTGACCCTACAACCTACGTCGGTCTGGGCACCCTGGGTGTCGGCCTTGCTGGTAAGGAAGGTGCCAAACAAGCCACCAAGGCTGGCGTCCGCGAACTACTCAAGTCCGGCCTCAAGACCGGCACCGTAGCTGGTGTCGAGGGTGCCATGTACGGTGCGGTCGACAACACCATCCGCCAGAGCATCGAGGTATCTGCAGGACGTAAGGAGGAGATTGATGGCACGTCTGTTCTGGGCAGTGCTGCCCTGGGTGCAGGGGTTGGTCTGGCTGGGGGTACTGTACTCTCTGCTGTTTCAGACTCACTAGCCAACAAGTGGCGCAACTTCCGGGCTGGGTCGGAGGAAACCCTTCCGGTTCCAGTCCAAGCGGCACCAGAGTCTCAGCCGAAAGCTGCTGCTGCTGACAGTGCAGCACCCGCTACCCCCGATGCAGCTCCCACTCCTAGCCAACCGGCTCAACTCGAAGCCCCGCCGACCGATCTTGTTCGGGTGGCTCCTGGCACCGATGCAGCCGTCCCGGCCCGCGAAGGCGAGCTGATCTTCAACCGCACTCTGGAACAGCTCAACACCCCCGAGCTGGACAACCAGATCCCGTTTGTTCCCAGGAACATGGACGAGGTGACCCAGTTCGCTGAGTCCCTGGCCGAAGACCTTCGAGACCTGCACTACACCCAGGTCGAGGACATCGTCGACCAGCTCCGCACCACCAAGATGACCCAGGCCGAATGGGGCAGCTTCAACCGCTCCACCCAGATCGCCGTGGATCAACTCCGCACCGAGCTGGCCAAGGTCATCAAGGAGACCCAGGGCACCACCGATCCTCAGAAGCTGTACCTCCTGGGCAAGCAACAGGAGAAGCTGGAAAGGCTGCTGTCGCCGGTAGCCACGATGGACGAGGCTTTCTCCTCGCTCACCGGCTCCATGCTGCGGCAACGCCAGGAAGGTCTCACCGCGCTCCGTGGGCTGAGTCCCGAGGAGCTGGTGAAGCAAGGCATGTCCAAGGAGGACGCCGATGCCGAGTTCGCTCGCCGCGTCGCTGCAGCCATGGAGAGCCGGGAGTTCAAGCAGAAGACCCAGGAGTACGACTCCGCGATCTCTGCAGCCCTGGCCAAGGGTGACGTGGGGGAAGCCGCGAGGCTCACCGTGATTAAGCAGGAGGAGCTGGCCATCGACGCTGAGTCGGTTGCTGGCACCAACCCTGGGTTCATCCGCAAGGCCAACGAGCTGATCATCTCCAACGTGTTCAGCCCGACCACCCTGGCAGTGAACCTCGTGCCGTCTTTGGCCAAGGTGTTGTACCGGCCCACGCTCAACGCGGCCCTGTCGAACCCCTTCGAGAAGGCCACCCGCCGCGAGATGATGGCCACCTACAGCGCCATGCGGTCGGCTACTGGCGGTGCCTGGAGAGCGGCCAAGGCTGCCTTCCGGTACGAACAGGCGATCCTCACCAGGGAGTCTGGCCGGTTGCTGGAGGGCGAGCTGGCGATCAAGGGACTCAAGGGCGGCGTGATCCGCATCTTCCCTCGACTGCTGAACGCCTCCGACGAGTTCATGTCCCGCATCACCTATGAGGGATTCATCGCCGGGAAGGTGGCAAACGACGCATTCGAGGAAGGTGAACGCCAGGGACTCAAGGGCAAGGCGCTGAACCAGTTCGTGAAGACCAAGGTGCGGGAAGCCATCGAGGCGTCCTACGCCAACCCCACGGCCCAGGAGAACCTGAACGTCGTGCTGAACAAGGGCCGAACCCTGGGCTACTCCGGGCAGAAGCTGATCAACTACGTCCAGCGCGAGGTGGCCCGAGACCCCGAGGCACTACGCCACGGTCACGACTCCGAGGCCATCGACTACGTCCGCGACGTGCTCTACAAGCGGGCGTTCAGTGGTGAGGGCTTCGCGTCCAGCACCGCCAAGCGCTACGAGGACTGGGTCAACGAGCATCCGATCGTTCGCCTCATGGGGCAGTTGTTCTTCCGTACCCCCGTGCGTGTCTTCGAGGAAGGCATGAGGATGACTCCCGGTGTTCAGGTACTGGCTCCTGGCTTCATCCGTGACCTGCGCGGCCTGAACGGTCGCCGGGCGCAGATGCGTGCCCAGGGCGAGGCGATGATGTCGCTAGCCGCTACTGGTGCCGTCCTGACGCTGTACGCCCAGGGCCGGATCACTGGTGACGGTGCCTACTCGGACTGGCGGCAGCAGCGTGCTCGGGGGGATTCCGACCTGCCAGAGCCGTACACCATTCGGTTCGACGACGGTTCCACCTGGAGCTACCGCAACTTCGACCCCCTGGCCACCCCGTTGAAGATCATGATCAACGGCCTGGAGCGCTACGAGAACCTCGTGCGCCGGGAGCGTCAGGGCGAGTTCGTGTCCAAGACCGAGTGGGATCGAGCCAAGGCAGCGGTGTCTGTCGGAACCGGGGCAATCGCCCAGGCCATCCGCGATGCCAACCTCATGGCTGGTGTCGATGCGATCCTGACCCTTGGAGAGGACGCTGCAGACCCCGAGAAGTCCGACGCTGCGATGCTCAAGTTCCTGGGCGAGAAGCTGCGCACCCTGGTGCCCAACACCATGCAGAAGATCGCCAAGACCAACGACCCAACCATCGACGACCCGACTACGTTCTGGCAGATGGTGGAGTCGAAGGTGCTCTTCGGGGGGACTCTCGGAGCCTACGAACGTAGTGCGCCCAAGTCCTACGACGTGCTGGGCAATGTTCGGCAGATGGGCGACGAGGGGGCAATGTGGAACATCTTCTCCCTGTCCACCCCCGAGGAGAGAGCCAAGGGATTGACCGAGCAGCAGCTCGATGTTCTCCGCAAGCTGGACGCGATCAGTAAGCAGACCGGGACGACCTTCGCAGCCCCCAACAAGCACCGCCTGATGGGCAACGCAGACCTGCGCAAGACCATGACGGCGGATGGCCGGGAGTCTCTGTACGACCGGTGGCAGCGGTACTACCGCGAGCAGCAACCGGAAGTCGGCCTGTCGATGATCCTCGACGCTGGTCTACCAGTGGGCACCCGCTCCATCAGTGGGCCTGTGGTGCAGCAGGTGAACAGCTACATCAACTCCCTACGGGATGCTGCCTTCTACCGGCTCATGGCCGAGGAAGCTGGCGTCCAGCAAGGAGTCATCCAGAACCTGCACCGCAAAGCTGAGGTGAAAGCGGGCTTCTGGGATCAGTAACAACCATTCGTTCAACGCACAGGGGCGGCCTTCGGGTCGCCCTTTTTCTTTGTCTGGAGGAAAAGCATGGCTCTTGCACGAGTCACCTACACCCAGAGCGTGAGCGGTAACCGCAACTTCTCGGTGCCTTTCCCGTACCTGTCCAAGGATCACGTCAAGGTCACCGTGAACGGCGAAGCCGTGACGTTCTCCTGGCTGTCTGCCTCGTCCATCCAACTGACCACGGCACCGGCCATCGGAGCCAAGGTCGAGGTTCGCCGGGTAACCGAGCGCAACTCTCTGCTGGTGGACTTCGCGGACGGCTCCACGCTCACCGAAAGCCAGCTCGATCTGGCCAGCAAGCAGAACTTCTACCTGTCCCAGGAAGCGGACGACCTGGCTGTCGAATCCAATGGTCTGGCGAACAATGCAGTGAGCATCGCCAATGGTGCTACCACTACGGCCAATGAGGCGAAGACCCTCGCCAACAGCGCGGTGAGTACCGCAAACACAGCGAACTCCACTGCCAACCAAGCCAAGACCTCTGCTGATAGCGCTGTGGTAACTGCCGGTAACGCCGCCAACACCGCTTCATCTGCAGTGGTGACTGCCAACGGAGCGGTTCAAACCGCCCAACAGGCTGACTCTAAGGCTGGCTCCGCCGTGACAACCGCTTCCCAAGCGAATAGCCGTGCAGCCAGCGCGGAATCCAAAGCTGATTCGGCAGTAGCCACCGCCAATGGGGCTAACACGAAGGCAGACGCCGCCACGAACACAGCGAACACCGCACTGAGTACCGCGAACACCGCACTGAGCAATTCGGAAGCCGCTGTGTCTCTAGCTAACGCGGCGTCGATCAGCTCCGACGAAGCTCAGGCATCCTCAAGCGCTGCCCAGGCTGCTGCCCAGGCTGCTGCCCAGGACGCCCAAACAGCTGTGAACACTGCTCTAGGGTTAGAGTCAACAGTCAATCAGGTTCTGCAGGATGTCCAAGCGATTGCCGGTGGTGACCTCTCGGACTTTGCAAAGAACTCAGAGAACTTGTCCGCCTTAACTAATAAGGAAGCGGCTAGAAGTAACTTGGGCCTTGATCAGGTAGACAACACCCGTGACTTGGATAAGCCGATCTCGAACGCTACACAACAAGCGCTCGACACAAAAGCTGAATCCGTTCATGTACACACCAAGTCTCAGATCACTGACTTCACTGTAAGTTGGGACGAGGTCACAGGTAAACCGTCAACTTTCACCCCGAGCAGTCACAGTCATGCCGCTACGGACTTGCCGGGTTCCGTGCGAGGTCTGGTAGCGTACTACGGGAGCGGTTTGGGAGATCCAAATAGCTCAGTAGACCACATCCTACTTTCCAATCACGCGAATACCCCAAATTCGTCGTTCTACTGGCACATCTACACGAGCTTCTACTCGTCGATTAGCTCGACAGCGAACCGCTCGCAGTTGGCCATTCAATATAACGGCGGTAATCAAGTATACGCCCGCTCGTGCTTCAACTCGACGTGGACGCCTTGGGTTCGTTTGGATGTTGGCGATTGGGATACGCTGCTGAATAAGCCGAGCAGTTTTACACCCTCGGCGCACTCTCACGTATGGGCGGATATTACCAACCCTCCGGTACAAGCGACTCGGTGGCCTACTTGGACAGAAGTAACCAGTAAGCCCACTACCTTCCCCCCGAGTAGCCACACGCACGGCGTAAATGACATTGCCACAGCGTTTACCGCTGCGGGTTTGCAGAGTCTCGGAACTAACGGTTACCAGCAGTTCCCTGGTGGGTTAATCCTGCAGTGGGGTAGAACTGTCAGCATAGCTGGTGATTCGAGCACCACCATTACCTTTCCCATCACTTTCCCTTCAGTTGTCGCAGTGGCCCACGCAACGCCCCTTGTAACCGGCAACGCGGTCACCATCGACAACTGGGGCATGGTAGAGCCGATTAGCACCTCCCAACTACGTGTGTACCGTGGGTTAAACGGTGCCAACCAGAACAACCTTGTTTATTGGACGGCAATTGGATACTGAGGAGCATTTATGTACTTCTACTCCCCAACAACAAAAGGGTTTTACCCAGCGGAGTTTGCCTCGAACTATAAAGAGGCTGATGCGTGGCCTAGCGATTGTGTTGAGGTCACGCTTGAAGAGCACCGTGCTCTTATTGAAGGCCAAAACGGTGAGACTGAGATCGCTTTCGATGCGACGCTAGGTAAGCCTGTTTTGAGGAAGCGGGTTCCGCCTCCCTTGGAGGAGCGGCGGGCCTTCATCGAACGGCAGCGTCGTAACGCCTACGCAGACCCTCAGACGGGAAGCGACCGTCTTTTCGCTGAGGCAAACCGGATGCAGCTCACAGGCGAGACCGGATGGGAGGAGCTTCTGGAGAAAGCCAAGGCCCGCTACACGGAGATTAAGGAGACGCTCCCTTGGCCTTCGGAGGCTTCTGAATGACCGTCCGTAACGCTGCTGAGCAAGTCGCTCTCGTCACCACTCCCGTACCGGTGGGTGTCTCGGGCATGACTATGTTCGGGATCACCCTGCAGGACTGGGTGTTCATCGGCACCGCGATGCTGCTGGTGTTCCAGATCATCGTGTTCCTGCCCAAGGTACGGGATGCCTTCAAATCCCTGTTCGGTAAGGAGAAACCCAATGACCGCACCGAAAGAGCTTCTTGAAGCCCTTCACGCGGCGGTCGGTGAACAACTGCTGTCCCGCATCCAGTCTGGCGAGGCGACTGCCTCGGATTTCGCCCAGGCCATCAAGTTCTTGAAGGACAACGGCATCGAGGCAATCCCGACCGCCGGTAACTCCCTGGAGCGCCTGTCCAACTCCCTGGCAAGCCAGCTTCCGTTCACCGATCCCAACGATCCCGCATACCACTAACCAAACCGCCTAGAAGGCCCGTAGAGCGCTTCTAGCTATCCACCAGTGCATTCGTATTGGTTGGGTGGCTGGACGCGCTCTATGCGTTTCTGTGGAGCTAATAACCCTATGTCTTTGCCTGAGTCTCACCCTCTACGGGACTTCAGGAACTTCCTATTCGTCGTGTGGGAGTTCCTATGGAAGGCCGGGGCCATCACGGCAGCAAAGCCAGACCCCACGCCCATTCAATACGACATCGCTCACTTCCTCCAGCACGGCCCTCGACGCAAGGTCATCGAGGCGTTCCGGGGAGTGGGCAAGAGCTGGATCACCTCGGCCTACGTCTGCTGGCGACTCCTGCTCGATCCCAACCTCAACTTCCTTGTGGTCTCGGCCTCGAAGGATCGCGCTGACCAGTTCTCGACGTTCACCAAGCGGTTGATCTTCGAGCTGCCCATCCTGTCCCACCTGCGTCCCAGGGACGGTCAACGCAACTCCAACATCATGTTCGACGTTGGCCCGGCTGGTATCAGCCATTCGCCCTCGGTGAAGTCCGTGGGTATCACCGGCCAGCTCACTGGTAGCCGTGCCGACGAGATCATCGCGGACGACGTGGAGTCGCTGAACAACTCGCTCACCCAGGTGATGCGTGACCAGCTCTCCGAGCGGATCAAGGAGTTCGACGCGATCATCAAGCCCGGTGGCCGCATCACGTTCCTGGGCACGCCTCAGACCGAGATGTCGATCTACAACCAGCTCACCGAGCGTGGCTACCAGATCCGCGTCTGGCCAGCTCGTATCCCAGAAGACCCCGACAAGTACCAGGGCCGTCTGGCTCCCTACATCATGGACATGATCGCCCGTGGTGCTAAGACCAGGGAGACCACCGATCCCAAGCGGTTCAGCTCGGAGGACTTGCTGGAGCGTGAGGCTTCCTACGGTCGATCCGGCTTCGCCCTGCAGTTCATGCTGGACACCAGCCTGAGCGACCAAGAGAAGTACCCGCTGCGGCTGCAAGACCTGATCGTCATGCCCCTGGATACCCGCATGGCCCCCGTGAAGGTGGTCTGGTCGTCTGGCCCGGAGTACACCCTCAACGATGTCCCCTGTGTGGGCATGGGCGGTGATCGGTTCTACCGGCCCATGTGGACTGCCCAGGACATGGCCGAGTACACCGGCTCGGTGATGTTCATCGACCCGTCCGGTCGCGGTAAGGACGAGACCTCCTATGCAGTCGTGAAGATGCTCCACGGGTGGCTCTACTTGGTCGACTGCGGGGGCTTCACCGGGGGCTACAACGACGAGACCCTCAAGAGCCTGTGCCTCGTGGCAGCCAAGCACTCGGTCAATCTGGTGCTGATCGAACCCAACTTCGGTGACGGTATGTTCCTCGAACTCCTCAAGCCCTGGATGACTCGGTTCCACCCGGTCACCCTGGAGGAAGCCCCAAGGGCATCCATGCAGAAGGAGAAGCGGATCATCGACGTACTGGAGCCGGTGATGAACCAACACCGTCTGGTGATCGACAAGGCGCTCGTGAAGAAGGACTACGACTCAGCTCCTGATCCCAAGTACAGCCTGTTCTACCAGCTCACCCGGATCACCAAGGACAAGGGGGCATTGATCCACGATGACCGCCTGGATGCGCTTGCAGGGGCCGTTGCGTACTGGGTAGAGCAGATGGGCAGGGATACCGAGAAAGCCGCTCAGAGCCACCGGGAGAGGCTCCTAGACGCTGAACTGCAGAAGTTCGCACGCAGCGTCCTGGGCTATTCGCCCCAGGCTGACACTTGGATGGGCTTCTGATTGCCACACAGTTTTGGAGAAGGGGGGAGTACCCCCTTCCTCAGAACTGAGGTGAGTAATGAGGATAGAAACACTAAGCGAACTTCTTGAGTACCGTGAAGGTAACCTCTACTGGCGAAAAACCCGGAGAGGTAAGGCCCGTAAAGGCTCGGTAGCTGGGAGTAAACGCCAGGACGGTTATGTCATGGTAGAAGTTGGGGGAAACCGCTTCTTCGCCCATAGACTGATATGGATGTTGTTCAACGGTTCTATTCCAGCCGGAATGCAGGTGGATCACATCAATGGAATCAGGGACGACAACCGTATCGAGAACCTCCGGCTGTTGTCCCAAACAGACAACATACGGGCTGCTTCCAGAAGGCCGAGGAAGAACAACACAACAGGAGTCCCCGGTGTCTACTTCAACAGCAGCCCTAAGATGCGAGGGTATGTGGCACGAATCAGTGTCGATGGAAAACGCATAGACCTGGGGTTCCGTACTGACTTCTTCGAGGCTGTCTGCTTGAGAAAGTCAGCAGAGGTACGCTACGGCTACTCAAAACTGTGATTGGGAGGGGGTAGGGGGGCCTCTCCATGGATGGAGTCCTTCCCCCTTTTAATTACCCCACAGTTCTGGAGGATAGGGGAAAACACATAGATTACTTATAGATACAGACACTAGATCCTCTGTCAGTCGTCTGCTGCTTTCCCTCTCCTGACCACCATCATCATCCATCCTTCCTTCACTGACACCAGGGCTTCACCCTCTGTCAGTTGTCTGCTGTGACCGTACCAACCATGACCATCAATGACCATGACATCCAGGGGATGCCCATCAGGCTCCTCTTTGTGCGCTACCTCATGGCCTCCTTCCTGTACTACCAGCTCGATGAAGCCAGTCCCTGGAGTGACCATGAGTACGACGCTGCCTGTAAGCGCCTGTACGACGAATGGGACACCTTCGAGCATCCCCATAAGGTCTTCGCTGATCGTGACTGCTTGACCGCTGGGTCGGGTTACCAGATCCGGTACTACCCCAAGATCACGCAAAGTGCGGCGTTAAGGTGGGCTAGAGGCGAGACCTGACCCGACGATCCACCGGGGCAGCTTCAGGGGAACCCCTTGGTTTTTGGTAAAAATCCGAGACGGTATAACGCCGGAGCTGCACCGGAAGTCCCCCCGGTGGGGTGGGCACCTGGGCTGCGAATCGAGGGGGCACCGGGGGGCACCTGGGCTGATCCTGGGTCTGGCGACACAAACCACGACACAAACGCCCCGCAAAGTCGCGCCGTTGCTGGGCTTGCGAGAGACTATGAATCCGTAGGGCTGCTACCTGGGCGCACTACCTGGGCGAATAATGGGCAATCCTGGGCGTTCTAGGGGGCTGGCCTGGGGCTTTGCCTTGCGCTTTTTCTTGTGTGGTCTTGTGGTGTGGTGTCTTATTTTTTTCCTTCGACCACAATATCTAGTGGTTCTCCTCAAGTCACACCACAAGACATAGCGTTATGCTGCCGCCTACGCAAAAGACTTGACATCCTATACACCAGCGCATAAGATGCGCAGCCATGGACGGTCATCTAGCGGCCTTCCAGCCCAGCCCCAAGCGCTGAACAGTCAAGGATAAAGACGTTAAAACCCGCGTAGCACTAGGGGCGCAGCACTGATCACTGGTACAGCCTCAAACGGTCAAGGCCAGACGATACAGACTGCAGGGCGATCCAAAAGCCGCTTGACAAACTATCCACCAGCGCATAAGATGCGCAGCCAAGAGGGAAGCAAAAAGCCAACCTCAAGAGTCGAAAGGCTCACTGCTCTTTAACAATCTGGATGATGGTGCCCGTAGGTAACACCAACGGCAAGGATTGCCGGTAATCCCCAAGGATGGTGGATGCCTCAAGTCGCACTCGCAGTCTCACTGGGGGCTTCCCAGGATGAGTGCGCCTTGAAGTATCCACCCGCGTGATGGATGCGACAGTGAAAAAGCCCAACAACTGGAGAATTACAGATGGCTATTCGTATCAGTGTTACTTCTAAACTGGACGGCATCCGCTCTTGGTCACTGGAGGCCATCGCTACCTGCCCCGGCTCTGTTGGGGCTGATGGTGAACTGGTTCCCGCTTGCCAAGGCTGCTATGCCACCACTGGCAACTATCGCTTCCCCAACGTCAAGGCGCCCCGTCAAGAGAACCGTCAAGACTGGAAGCGTGCCGAGTGGGTAGACGATATGGTCAAGGAACTGGACAGCGACCGCTATTTCCGGTGGTTCGACTCTGGTGACCTGTACGACCTGCGCCTTGCTCACAAGGTCTATCAGGTAATGGCTCGCACTCCCTGGTGCCAGCACTGGCTGCCGACTCGGATGCACAAGTTCGAGAAGTTCGCCCAGGTGCTGCGCATGATGGAGCAACTGCCGAACGTGGTAGTGCGCCGCTCAAGCGACAACGTCGACGGAACCTTCGAGGCTGGCGTACATGGATCGACTATCGTGCCCAGCGCTGCCCAGGCTCCCCAAGGCGTCAAGGTCTGCCAAGCCTACGAGAACGACGGCAAGTGCTCCGGTTGCCGGGCTTGCTGGGATAAGTCGGTCTCGGTTGTCGGCTACGTCGCCCACGGCAAGAAGATGGCCTCAGTCCTCAAACGCGAAGGGCTGATTGCTGTCGGCTGAAACAATCCACCAACGCAACATTCGCGCTAGTGGCTTCATCCAAGGCCATCCACTGGGTGGCCTTCAGTGAACCCACAAGAGGCTATCGCCATGACAAACCAAGAACTAACCCAGGCACGCGAACAGATGGTGCAGGACATGCTCAACCAAGCCGCCCGCTGGCGTGCTCTCCCTGGAAAGAACGGGGGGCGTGTTGTCTTCGTCGACGCTGACCAGCGGCTGATGTGGCTGGTGGAGGGTGTCGGCTATGTCGGGATGCAGATCAGCCCAACCACTGGGCGTCCCCTGGTGCTGTCGACCTGTGGACTGGGCCAGGAGCAGCTAGACGGGGCGCTGTTGGCCTATGACCTGTGCCGCTCCGACCTGTTGAACCACTTCAAACCCCAGGAGTTCGGTCACTACTGCGAGCTGGCTGCCAAGGGCTGCGAGTCTGCCGCCCAGTTCATGCAGGAAGTGATCGACACCCTCCAGTGATTTCATCCAAGGCCATCCACTGGGTGGCCTTCAGTGAACCCACTGAACCCCATGAGGGCAACAACCATGAAAACGTTCAAGCACTGGGGCAAAGAGGCTACTCGAAGCCCCACCCGTAGAACCTCCCGCTTCAACCGTTGGGACGACCCGGACTATCGGGGCGACTTCGATGACATAGGCAACGAGCGCATCGAGCGCGCCTACCACATGCAGCGCATGGCCAAGCGTGGCCTGTTGTTCGGTTGAGGTGGCCCATGGACGTATTCGACCACATCGAGACCGAGGCCCGGCGTCACTGGGACAACCAGACTGACGCCTTCGTGATCGACACCGACTGTCTGCGCCAGCGCCTGGAGCGTGCCTACAACGAGGGCGCGCTGAGCTGGAGCGAGTTCCTGTACCTCGACCGGCTGATCGAGAAGGCCGAGCTGGCGGGGCTGCACTGATGGCCCGCTTTCAACGAACCGTCGACATCTGGTCACTGGAACCCGAGCAGATCGCCCGGCTCCAGCCCGGCCAGTGGGTCACCGCAGGAGGCGCCAGGGGCGTGTTCTGTGGTGTCCGTGACAGCGGAACCGTGGTGGTCATGTGGCAGGACAACGCCCGAGGCCACGACTACCGGAGCTACCGCAAGACCCTCATGGATTACGGGAGGAAGCAATGTCTGCCGCTCTCCAGCTCGACCAGCAGATGCCCCTTGAAGGCTGCTTGCTGACTGTTCTCGTGACTGCCCGGTGGTTCCACCGCCAGGGCATTCGCACTGGACTCACCCGAGTTCGCAAAGGCCACTGGGTTGTCACCCCCAGGGCTTGAATTATCCCCACTACTAGGAGAAATGACCTATGAACGAAGCACTGAAAAAACTGGCCCTGGTCGCTCACGCCGCACTGGTCGCTAAGACTGTCGAGAAGGCTGTCACCTGCGATGCCCTGGATGACGTAGAGATCGGCCAGACCTTCACCTTCAACGCTGTGAACCGCACCAAGACAGGTCGCCTCATGGTCGAGGGCATCGTGGAGCAGTTCTGCCACATGGACTTGGCCAAGCTGATGCAGCACGGCCCGTTCACTGTGGTGGCCACCTACAAGGGTGCGCTGACCGACGTTGTCTGCCAGGACGTGAGTGGCGAGCACTTCATGCTGCCGAGCGGACTGTTCACCCTGTTGAAGCGCTTCGAGAACGGCGACCTGCCGCCCGAGCTGCCCTTCGGTCTCGACTTTGAGGATCTGCGAAAAGCTGCCTGATTGATCATAAGTAGTGGCCTTCTAATGCTATTTTGATATTAGAGGGCCACTTGAAAGAAAGACTTCTAGCCCCAATCATTTTGCGCCCGGATTCATACACAAAAGGGGCAATGCACCAAAGGAGCACATCGGATGAATCAAACCATTGACAAACTGATCGAGTCCTCGAACGGACGCTTCCTGACCATCAAGTTCCTCAAGGACAACGGCGAAGTCCGCACCTTGAATGGACGTGTTGGTGTCCGCTGGGGCAACGTCCCGAGCAGCTACCGGCGGGACTCAAAGCACCGCAAGTTCTACCTGATCTACGTCCCGCACAAAGGCTACCGCAGGGTCAATGCTGACGCGGTGCTGGAGGTATCGCTGGACGGTGTCACGGTGAAGAACAACGCGGTGCCTCCAGAGATCGCAGCGTGATCTCTCGGGAGGATGTCCTGGATCTGGGGGTTATAGCGATCCTGATAGGCGTCACCGTGTTTTTCGTGAGCATCACTTAGGAGTAAATCGGTCTGGCCTCGCCTGTCGTCGAAGCGAGCCAGGGCGCAAGGAACTCGCAGGGCAAGACGTACTAGAGAGGCAGACGCCCGAAGTCTGCTAGGTGCATAAGCTACAAGGGTCATACGAGAAGATGTACATCAGTTTTTGCTCTCCCCAAATCTTCGGAAAGCGGTGCTTTTTTGAGTTCGATAGCAATTCACGTCCGCAACAGATGCTAGACTGGATTGTCGAACCGAATGATGTTTTACTGTGGGTGTGGCGGTTCCACATCGTCATATCCAAAGAAACTAGGAGGTAACAAACCATGGCTCTGACAGCTCTCGCAGTGATCGAGGAAGTACTCAAGCGTTTCCGCGACTTCGATCAGGAGATGCAGATGCAGACTGCCCAGACATTCATCGCGGTCGCTATGCAGCCCGGCATCACCATGAAGGAGCTATCGGAGAAGGTTGGCATTTCTCAAGCGTCCTGCAGCCGCAACGTCTCGGCCCTGTCCCGAGTCCACCGGCTGAACAAGCCAGGAATGGATCTGGTTGTGGCTGCAGAAGACCCGATGGAACGCCGCCGCAAGGTAGTCAAGCTGACCCCGAAAGGACAGCGCCTTGCCGAGTCACTGACCCAACTGATCGAGGAGAAGTAACAGAGGTTGGTGCTCGGAGCGGGACTCGAACCCGCAAGACCGTAGGTCGGGGCATTTTAAGTGCCCTGTGTCTACCAATTTCACCACCCGAGCGAGGAGAGAACCATGCCGGTAAAGCCAAGAGGTCGTGGCTTTGAGGCCACAGTCAACCACCAAGGAGGAAAGTACCGTAGGCAATTCGCAACCCAGGTCGAAGCCGAAGCCTGGGAGAAGGCAACCAAGGCCGCCCTCATGAGGGGCGAGATGGTAGCAGAAAGCAGCGGCTCAGCCAATGGAAATCCCAGCAGTCTCAAGGAGTTGGCTGACCTGACCTACAAACGATTCTGGCAAGGGCGCCCTGGAGGAGAGACAGCCCTGCGCAACGCCAAGCAATGCCTCGCCATCCTCGGTGAGGGTGTAACCCCAGGCTCAGTGACTGAGCAGCGCATCGACGACATGGTCTTTGCGTTCGAGCAGCAAGGGCTGTTCGACAGCACCATCAACCGGAAGCTGTCGGCTCTGTCCAAGATGCTGACCTTCGCCTACGAGCGGGGCTACATCCCGCGCAAACCCAAGATCGAGCGCAAGAAAGAACCCCAGAACCGCATCAGGTACTTCGACGAGGTCGAGGAGCAGATGCTGCTGGACACCTTCAACCACTTCGGGCTTCACGACATGGCCGACTTCTGCATCGTCGCCATCGACACCGGGATGCGGGTCGGTGAGATCATGCGGATCGAGGATCGTGACGTAGCCAATGGGCTGGTCTCCATCTGGAGAACCAAGAACGGTAAGGCCCGATCCATCCCGATGACCAAACGTGTGACTGAGGTACTAGAGCGCCGCTTCAATGAGGAACGTCGTCGACAGAACACCATTGGAAACGTCAAGGCGTTCGCGGGTTGGAACCACAGCAAGCTCAGAACGATGTGGGATAAAGCCCGCCGCCACATGAAGATGATGGGCGACCCGCAGTTCGTCCCGCACGTCATGCGGCACACCTTCTGCTCCCGGCTGGTTCAGCGTGGAGTGGACATCGTGACGGTCTCGAAGCTGGCCGGTCACAGCTCCATCGTAGTCACCATGCGGTACGCTCACCTCGCTCCCGATAGTCTGGCCCATGCCATTCGGAAGCTGGAAGAACCCGCAAAAGATGTAAATCCCCAAGCTCGACACACGACACAAGTTGTGTCGCGGTAG